TGCCCGCCTACTCCATAGGAGGTAATGCACTATGAAATTAGGGTATAAGCCTAATGCACTGCTTTCTGTATTTGGTGAACGAATTACCTACAAAGGCCAAGCTATCAAAGCTAGCGTGGAGATTGGCGAATATGATGGCAAAGGTTCCGGATTTGTCGATAAAGCATTAGCTGATAAAGCTCAGATTTGGGTGCGTGCTAAGGATGTTCCTGAACCACGATCAAAAGACGAAGTGTATATCAATGGCGAGAAATGGTACGTTGATCACATTTCCAACTTCGACGGTACAATGTATTGTTTGGAAATCGTCCATAACGTGAGGGCGGTGAGACCGTAATGAGTAACGAGCCTATTACGATTACAGACACAGCCACACCGTATCTGAATTTCATCGCGGAAACCAAACCAGATTGGATGCGTAAAGCGTTAAAGTCAACAGGTTGGATGATGCAAAAGGAAATTAAGCAAGGCATTCGGTCGGGTGCACCAGGTGGACGTAGATATCCTAACTTCATGGCACCGGCTCGCAGGGCGGCATTTGAGTCAGCATTTGGTGCGAAACTTCGGAAAGCTTATCAAAGCGGAGGACGGGCAGAACGGGAAGCCTGGGGCTCGAAATCGCGAAATGCCTTACTTGATATGGGAATTAGCGCCAGGACAATCGGCTACAGTCCTCTCGGTAAGCTATCGAATGCAGTCGGATATCAATATGACAAAGGCAAGCAATCCGTCCGAGTTGGGTGGTTATCCAATTCGGCAAAACGATTGGGTGAACGAATTGAAGAGGGGTACACTAAGCAGATTACAGAGCCTATGCGCAAGAAGTTATTTGCTGCCGGTGTACCGTTACCAAAAGGAAAATCGATGTTCAAAATTCAGCCACGTCATACGTATGGTCCTATGAAAGCTGCGTTACAGCCTAAATTGAAACCTTATATCGAAAATAAGATAGGCGACTACGCTATTTATGGTCCAGCTGCACAATCCGCATCTCGACGTAGCTATAAGGTAAGGTGATATTAAATGTTACAACAAACAATCCCCATGTCACGTATAGTGAACCGATGGGCGGAAGCCTTATCGACAGATGAAGGATTAAATAAATTTTGTAATGACAAATACGGAAAGCCGGCGCAACTGTATGTCGGCTATGACGATGTTGACGCCCCGCTTGAAGATGACTGCCCTTGCATCATATTACTGCCAAGTAGCAAACAAGAAGGATTTAACGACGAATATCACTATTCGTTGATGATTGTCTGGGGTATTGTACGTCAAGGCGCAATTCGCGATAAGAATATCATTCGATATGATGGGGCCCTTGAATCAGATAATTTAGGGCAGCTAATTATCGAGTGCATCTGCAGGGTCAATACGGCGTTCCCGGTTATCGATATAGATTATGAATTGGATAGCATGAACTGGCGTCCTGTATTTACTGGGCGCCTGACAGCTACTATTACCATCCCGCATGTAATCGGCGGGAATATTGAATATTAAAGGAGGAAATGCATATGGCAACAGCAAAACGTGCACAGGGTTCTCAGTCCCATGTGGCGATTGCGTTTGAGGCGGATTTTGGTACAACGCCATCCACTGGTGGTGTAATCACGCCAATCATTTCTAGCTCTGTGAAAGCTAGTCAAAATTTAAACGATTCCACCGTAATCCGTGGCGATCGTAATCCTGCAGCGCCATTCCGTGGCAACATTGACACGTCCGGTAGTTTAGTCGTGCCTGTTGGTGTAATCGACATCGGATACTGGCTAAAAGCTGCATTCGGTCAACCGACTTCTAATACAACTGGCCAAGCGCCAAATAAGAAGTCTGAGCATGTGTTTAAAATCGGTAACACAATGCCGTCGTTAACTATTGAGCAGGGGTACCCTGATGTTAACGTGTTCCAGCAATTTGCTGGCGCACGAGTTAGTAAATTAGGATTTAAGTTCGGAGGCGATGCCGAATTAACTGCATCCGTTGATGTGATGGGCTGTAAGGAAACATTAGCGGCCACTACATTCGATGCTGCAGCTAAGGCAGTTAATTTCTTACCATTCCAAAACCTTAACGCAACCATTAAAGAAGGCGGCGTTACTGTGGCCAATATTCTAAGTTGCGATATCAACTTTGACTTTGGCTTGGACGGTGATTCTTATGCTATCGGTGGTAAAGGTTTTAGAACGTATATCGACCCAGGTATTGTGTCAATTTCCGGGACAATTAAAGCGTTCTTCCAAAATAAGGACCTCTTGAATAAAGCGGTCAATGGTACAGAATCTAGCTTGGAATTACAACTTGCGCAAGATGATTGGACGTTAACGTTCAAGTTGCCAGAGCTTGTATACGAAAGACAATCTCCAGGCATTGACGGCCCTCGAGGCGTCAATATTGAATTGCCATTCAAGGCGTACTATCGTGCAGATGCTGGTCGTTCCGCATCCATCATTACATTAGTTAATAATCAAGAACAATACTAGGAGGTGCCAACATGGCATTTGAAGATATCAAAGTAAGAGGCTTAACATTCGCTGAACGTGGTGAATTAATTAAATCTGGTTTAGACCCATTGTATACCCCAGTTCCGGAGGAAGCACCGGACACAGAACGTCTATTGCGTTCCCGTGACCTTGCACAATGGATTATGCAGCACATTTACGGGTTGACCGAAGATGAAATCAACGCAGCACCAGACAATGACCTTATGGAAGTCGCGCTTGATACCATGCGCTTTACGCATGAAAAAAAGGCTGAAACCGAAAAAAACTAATTCAGGTGTGGGGTTGGCTCAACTCCGATAAGCCGAAATACTGCTCTGATTGTATCAAGATGCAACGTGAGACTAAACAGCATTTTGACTGTTCGGAGTGTGAGTTTAATTCCCCTCACCAATTAGATGGAACGAGACAAGCAATGCGAGTATACAATGCAAGCCGAATGCAGCGACGTTGGCATCCAGGTGGTATTGCCGGATTCGATATGCCGGCGGTGTTAGAAGTGGCGAGGGCTTACGGCATCGAGCCACTACCGCACCTTATCGATCTACTCGTATTATTAGAAGCCAAAGAATTGGAGGTGGCGCACAAGAATGGCCAATAATTTAATTGATATTGTCGTTCAGCTGACAGATAAGAATACGGAAGCGGGACTCAAGAAAATTACAGCTAGTGCTGAAGGCGCCAAATCCGCCCTTGGCAAAATGAAGAATGACCTCATGGCGATAGGTGCCGGTGTCGGTGTTGTAGGCATCGGTGCCAAATTAGCTAAAGAGGCTATTCAATGGGATGTAGCCGTTAAGAAATTATCCGGTATCACTGGTGCTACGGCAAAAGAAACCAGTGAACTATTAGCAGTAGCTAATTACATGGGTATTGCTATGGAGGATAGTGCAGGTGCATTTGCTAAGTTCTCTAAGAACGTCGGAGCGGCCAAAGAAAAAATGGAAGTCGCTCGGGCAGAGGGTAAACTCGGTACCGATATCTTTAGTAAATTAGGCTACACACTTGAAGATATCAAGGGTAAGAATACTGTTGAAGTATTCAAGATGATACAGGAACGCCTAAGAGGAATGAAGGACGGGGCTGAAAAGACTCGTGTCGAAATGGAACTCTTTGGACGTACTGGGTATCAGATGCATGCCATGCTTAACATGTCCGCTGAACAGATGGACAAGGTGGCTGAACGTGCCAAGGCAATGGGGCTTATCATCGATGATGATACCGCAGCCAAATCTGCGAAGCTAAATCGGGAATTAAAGGATTTAGAGAATACAGGTAAGAGGCTTGCAGTATCCATCGGCCATGAGTTAGTTCCTGTGTTTAATGATTATGCAAAAGGCGTATTAGACGTCGCTAAAGAATTCGAGTCGATGACCGCTGAGCAAAAGGAAGCTATCGGCGGAATTGTTAAATTCGGTGCAGAAGCCGGAGCAGTTATTGTCGTTATGCGATCACTAACCAGTGCACTCGGATTTATGCGATTAGCCACACTTGCCGCTGCAGGTCCTTGGGTAACTTTAGCTACAGTAATTGGACTTGCTGGGAAAGCATTACTCGATTTTCGCTACAATGAAAAAACATCTGGATCTTATATGGGCGTAGATGTTGATGGGAAGCGTATTCACAAGAATACGAACTCAACAACAGGCCTGTCTGATAAGTTTAGGGAATCACACGATACTCGATATTGGATTGAGGATAGTGCGTGGCTGGGGCTTGTAAAAAATGACCGCTTAGCTACAAAAGAAGAAGGCGCTAGAATCGATGCGGCTTTGAAGCAAAAAGAAGAGGCGGATGCTGCAAAAGCGAAACTCGATGAGGAACTCGCAAAAGCGAAAGAGGACCTTGCTAATGGCGGATTAACGAATACCGAAGCTATCAATAAGGCAAATGAGGAAGCAGCGAAAGCGGCTAAAGCCCAAGAGCAGGCAGCTAAGAAAGCCCAACAAGCGGCTGAAAAGTTGACGAGTGCAGTGGAACGCATGGCCGATTTGTATCGGTCTCTTACTTTGCAAAGCCTACAAATTGACGGCAGTCAATACGAAATCGATAAGTTAACTGCTAAGAATCAGTATGAAGCTAACAATAAGAATATCCGTGATATCATCCGTTCTGTTTCTGGATTGAGCGGAGGCGTCACCGGAGAAGCCGTGAGTGTGCTAGACGCAGCCAATGAACAACTCGGCAAGGCATACGAGTTAGGCGCAGATGGTACATGGGCAACGGATTGCGGAAAGCTGTTCTCTGATTCGGTATTGCAGGCATTTGGTAAGGACGTACCTAGATATGTCCCATCTATCATGGACGCAGCAAGAGCCGCTGGTGCTTGGCATGATGAGGGCGATGGATATGTTCCTAAAGCCGGAGATGGTGTGGTTGTACTTGGCGATAATCATATTGTAATTAGTGACGGAAACGGCGGATATACTGGCGCTAATTCAAGCACAGGTGTAATTGCCAAACCATCTGTTGAAGGTGATTTCGGTGCTATCACAGGGTACGTAGACACTAGCTTATTAGCAGGTGCTACATCGAGTACCACTACTGATTCAGCAGGTAGCGCGGCAAATGCCAAGAATCTTGCTGAGTCTAACCTAACTGCTCAAGTTAGAGCTAAGAATGAGGAGTTGTACCAAAAGCGACTTGCTGAGGCACAACGAAATCAAACTATCCGTGTCCGCAAGATGAACGAGGATATTAAGAAACTCGATCTCGAACGCACAGGCGACCGCCTGCAATTACTTAAAGCTGAAGCCGAAGCACAAAAGGCGCAGATTGATGATAACGTCCGTGAGTACACAAAAGCGGTAGGCGATAAGGAACTCGCTGAAAAGAAAGCCCAAGCAGAGCGCCTAAAATTGGCATCTGACACCGAGCAGAAAATCAGAGAGTTGGCTTACACCCAAACGAGTGAAACCGTTGACCACTTAACCAATATGGTTACTCTTGGTCGCTTATCTCGCAGTGATGCGGACGCACTACTTGCTGAAGAGCTAAAGACCTATATTGACTATGCGCGGAGTGAAGTCAATGAGGCCCAGTTAACGGCTACTCAAAGACTGCAGATTGAAAAGAACCTATTGGAGTCTCAGCAGAAGTTATGGGAGCTTGCAGGTCGTAGTCTTAAAACAAGCTTACAAGAAGCTGCTCGACAATATAAGCAAGAGACTACCAATTATGCTGATTTAGCGAAATCTACTTTTGATAGTACGATGAGTTCTATCAATTCGGCATGGACAAATAATCTCGAGGCTATGACAACAGGAACGAAATCATTTAGTAAAGGCATTAAGGACATATTCAAGGATATGACGAACGCCATCATCAAGATGATGATCCAGTTGACATTCCAGCAATATGTCATGCCTAAGTTACAAGATCTATTTGGCAGAGCAGTAGGCGGTATCGGTTCATTAGGTGCTGCAAAAGGAACGTCATCCTTTGCCGGTGGCAGTTCGTTTAGTTCGGCATTTACAGGAAATCGATTTGCTGCCGGAGGAAAAACGAATCCGGGGCTTATGCTGGTTGGTGAAAACGGACCGGAACTATTACAGTCCTCTGGATCCCATCGTATTTACACAGCAAGCGAAACTCGTAGATTGGTAGGTGGTGGAGCTACAAGTAATAATGTGGTTGTTAATATCGTTAACCAATCCGGACAAGAACTTGAAAGCAAGCAGCAGAACTCTCGGTTTGATGGTGAGAATTATGTTATCGATGTAGTAGTTCGTGCTATGGAATCAAACAAAGGAGGTATGCGTGACGCCATCAAGGCATCCGCGGTATAACTATGGCAGTATTTCCAGA